TAATCACTTCACCGTTCCCACTTAAGTAAGGATTTAACATGTTTCGTAGTATTTTGACAGTAGTAGCTGGGGTTGTTCTAGTAATTGGTGCAACGTTTGGTTCTGCCTATATTGGTCTTCAGATGAATACCTTCTTTCAACCCCGCTATCGTGCTCTAGATGCTAAGGTCTTCAAGGAAAGTGAACAGTATAATGACGGTATGATCCGTGATCTTGCAGAACTCAAACGTCAGTACGACCAAGCTGATCCTGCAGGTAAGGCTGCTCTGCGGCCAATCATTCGGCATCGCTTTGAAGTTTATGATACCAATAAGCTTCCAGACGATCTAGCCACATTTTACCAGTCAATGTAATTAAAGGGGAGGCTTCGGCTTCCCCTTTTTTATGTCTTGACATTGCTTTCTATTTTATGTATATTATTCAAATAAGGAGCAAGGCATGATAACCGAAAAGTTTCAAAGTGACTTTATTGAGTATAATCAACTTATGAAGCGTATTGGATCAAAACAAAAAACTCTTGAAGAATATATCATATACCGTCGCGGTAAGCAAGTAAAGACTAGCAAGCGTGCTAGAACACCTATGCAAGCTAGTACGTATCGTCGACCTTCTCCCCCGGTGCCTAGTGGTGATACTTATGATACTTTCACTTCTAGCCGAAAAGAAATGATGTATACTGGCGATAAGCTTATGGGTATCGCTACTATGCATAAATCAAATTCAATTCCGATTTTTAATCATGAAGATGCTAAAGATGTAGCAAGGATGAGACGATGAAAGTTAATATTGGACCCTACCGTAACTGGGTTGGACCTTACCAGATCGCAGAGAAGATTCTTTTCTGGCGAAATAAAGACGAGGACGACTCTGTACACGATCTTGGAACGTGGCTTAGCAATACTTTTCTAAATGACATTTGTCAGTGGGTCTACAGTAAGCAAAAGCGCAAGGTCAAGGTTCGTATTGATGAATATGATACTTGGAATATGGACCATACACTAGGTCTTATTATTCTTCCTATGCTTAAGCAAATGAAGGCTAATAAACATGGATCTGGTTATGTAGATGATCTGGATGTTCCAGAGGAGCTTCGCTCAACTTCTGCCCCTACAAATAAGTATGATACTGATGACAACTGGCACAAACGTTGGGAGTGGGTACTAGACGAGATGATCTGGGCATTTGAACAGATTACTAGCGACCACAGTGACGATAGGTTCTTTGACCATAGTAAGACTTTTAGCGGATATGATGCTGAAGGACACAAAGCTCACAATGAGCGCATTCAGCGTGGAACTACTTTTTTTGGCAAGTATTACCAAGGACTTTGGGATTAATATTATGGACAGTCATTGGCTCGCTGAGCAACTTTTAAAGTATCCAAATACCGCTATATATGTTGCACTAAAGGAGGATTTATCCGATAAAGAAAGAGCCTTTAGCATAGATTTTTTAGGCGAAGAGGGTATTTGTGTAACAGGAGTTAATAGTGAGTAGGCGACAAACTCAGGAGATTACGGCTATTATCTACGATAAGAAAGGCCGTATTCTTAGCATCGGAAAAAACTCCTATGTTAAGACTCACCCTAAGCAGGCCCTTCATGCCGCTAAAGTGGGACGTCCTGAGAAGATCTTTCTTCATGCAGAAATGGATGCAATCATTCGCTGCAAAAACCTGTCCCGTGCTAGTAAGATTCTTGTTAGTCGAGTTAGCAAAAAGGGCAAGTATGTAAATGCTAAACCTTGCCCTGTCTGTGAGTCTGCAATTAAAGAAGCTGGTATCAAAAACGTGGAGTGGACCTGTGACTAGTTTCAGTTCTAAGATTAAAGAGAAGATGGACCAACATGCATACTGTCTAGGAATTAATGCATGTAATGCTGGTTATCCTATGGGTGTTAGCCCCTATGAGGGCGGCTCAAAGCTAGACAAAGACTGGGTAGATGGCTACTTAGATGCTTTATTTATAATTGGAGAATATAATGGAAATTGAAATTGATATCAAGTCCGCATACAAAATTATGTCAACGCTAATTCTAGCTGATATTCTACTTTATCGAGAAAGACTAGAAGATACTAGTATGCTAAATTTTATTAGTATGAGTGAAGACAAGCAGCAGGATATTCTGAAAACTTCGCACCATCTAGCAATACTAGAGCTTGTGGCCCCACTTTACTGTGGTGAAAACTGGCAATCCAAGATTTAAAGCTTGACAAAATCCTCCTAAGACGCTATAATGGCTGTCTTAGGAGGATTTTTTATGCGCATTCGCCAAATGTCAGATTTGCACCTTGAGTTTGAGTCTACTTTTCGTCCATATAATACAAATAAAGCGGATATCCTAATGCTTAATGGTGATATCTGTATGGCTGCTTACTTTGCTAAGTCACCAGATAGTCCTTACTACGCAAAGGGCCTAGAGTTTCTTGACTTCTTTGAGTTTTGCTCAAAGGAGTATGAAAACGTTCTTTACATTCCCGGTAATCATGAGTATTACCGTGGATACATTGATAAAATTGACGATATTATTCGTGGGTCACTAAAGTTTTTGCCTAACGTGCATTTTATGAACAAAGGCAAGTGGACCAAGGATGAAGTCACCTTTCTAGGAGCAACTCTATGGACTAATATGAATAATAATAGTCCTATTACGGAGCAGTACCTAATGACTGGTATGAATGACTTTCGTCTTATTGAGTGGAAGAAAAAGGGCTATGGAGGTCGATTCCGTCCGTCGGATGCGGCTGCTATTCATCGTAAAACTTTGCATTACTTTGATGAAACTAGCGCAGGCTTAGATAACGTCGTTATCATGAGTCATCACGCTCCGTCGTTTCGTAGTGTGCATCCTAAGTATCACAACGATACTCAAATGAACTTTGGTTACTACTCTGACCTAGACGAGTTCATTATGGATAGGCCACAGATTAAGCTATGGACACATGGACATATGCATAACTGTTCCGACTACCAAATTGGAGACACCCGTGTCGTGTGTAACCCTCGCGGCTATAATGATGAAAATAAATACTTTAAGGATAGGATTCTAGAACTATGAGACATTTTACATATTCGTACCCTGCTGAAGACGGCAGCGAAGTTCAGGTCACTCTTAGTGAAGAAGAGATTCTTCAAGAGTTCTGGGAATACTGGGAAGGCCAAATGCTAAAGAAGTATGATAAGACTAATCCCATTATCTGTGAAGCTAACTGTATTGAAGACTGGGTTACAGTAAATTGGGCAGAGCCCGCATAATAAATAAGCCCGCCTCCAGCAATGGAAGCGGGCTTTATTTTTGACCTGCGCCGACTGCGCTTTTTTTAAGATCAAATGTTACGCACGTATATTTTAGTGTAAATTTTTCAAGTTATAAAAATTTGCTTGACATGTGAAACGTTTCATGTTATAATAATTTCATTATGGCAGGAAAATTATGGACAGTCGAAGAGACTCAATTTATGTTAGACAATTATGAAGATAATGGAGCACAATTTTGTTCAGAAGAATTAGGTAGAACAATAGACTCTATTAAACATAAAGCTAAGAAATTAAAATTAAGATCCAGTAAAGCTAATAGTAATCACCAATGGACTACGGAAGATGATTTAATAATAAAAGATAACTATCGAAAGAATGGCGCAGTATTCTGTATGTCTCTATTAAAAAATAGAACTAGAAATGCTATAGTATTAAGAGCTGGAGTGCTAAATATAAGTATGGAAGAACAATATAATAAATGGACCCATACTAAGTATGAACAAGAATTGTTTAATAAAGAAATAGACTACTATCCTATAGAACAATATATTAATTCAGGAACACCTATTAATCATGAGTGTTTAAATGAGCATATCTGGAAAGTGACACCATCTCATGTATTAGGGGGCACTAACTGCCCTTATTGTGTAGATACTTATGGATTCAAGCCAAATAAGCCTGCAATATTATATTATATTAAAATAATAAAAGCACAACAAGTTTATTATAAAATAGGTATAACAAATAGAACTATAGAAGAAAGATTTAATAAAGATAAAAAACTATGCACTATAATACCTTTATTAATAGAAAGATATGATAAAGGAAGTCTTGCATTAGCTAAAGAAAAGTCAATTTTAAATAAATACTCAACTAAAAGAATTACAGTACCTAAATTATTATTATCTCAAGGAAATACAGAACTCTTTGAAGAAGATATACTAGGTCTAGATATAGAAAAAGCCCAGTAGCATTGCTACTGGGCTTTACTTTATGGTTTATAAAAAATATGATTACCGAGTCTTAAAGTAACTTTAAAACGGTAACTCCATATAGGTTTCACACCCCAATTAGCATGAAAGTAAGTAGCTCCTTTAGTGATATCGTATCCTGGGTTTAATACCAGTTTTTTGGCTCTCTGCCATATAGGATCACTGGGCTTACTTACTCCTTTTGCGAACTGATTCGGTTGTCGTATAATAATACAAGGTTTTACACCCTGTTCATTACTTCGATTTAAGATGACGTGAGTTAGGGCTTTCATTCCTAGCTCTCCTTCACCTCTGCTTTCCGCATAAACCACATTAACTATTTCATTTATTGTACAGTGCATTTCGTATTTTAAGAGTTATTTCTTTCTCTTACCTTACGAGCCTCCCTGGCAATTGCAGCGCGCTTTAATCTGCGCTTCTTGTCACTAGGTTTCTCATAGAACCTTCGTTCCTGCAACTCTTTAAATACTCCCTCGTCGATTAGCTTTCGCTTAAGAACTTGCATTCCGCGTTCGACATTGTTATTCCTAATTTCTACTCTCATTTGCCTGTCGATCCAAATCCATTATCTTCACGTGTATTATCTAGTGCAAGCCCACTTAGTTTATAGACTTGGTTTACCACTAGCTGCGCAATTCTATCACCCTTCTCAATACTAAAAGTACTATCTCCGGTATTATAAAGAAGAACCTTTAGCTCTCCCTTATAGTCTTCATCAATAGTGCCAGGGGAGTTGAGAACAGTGATCCCGTACTTAAAAGCGAGACCAGAGCGTGGGCGGATCTGCCCCTCTGTTCCCTCAGGAAGATTAATAGTTAGTCCTGTTCCGACTAACTTTCTTTTACCTGGCTCTAGTACGAGTGCTTCAATACTATGAAGATCTAAACCAGCAGACCCAATAGTTTGGTAATGAGGAACAATAGCATCCTCATTCAACTTTTCAAATACCATCCAGTAACATTCCTTGTACACATGTCATAATTGTAGCACCATTAAGCTTAAACTTCTGGGAATAAATATCAACCCCATTAGCAGATGCCCATGGAATTAGATGTTCCTGTATAAAATCTAGTACAGGATCAGTTGATTCCTCAACTGGCTTTTTACCAAATAGCTCAATGATATTATCCATTACGACACACCCGAATAAACCTTGCCTTAGTGTTGTTCTTATCCGGATTAGGGATAGTATAGCAAACTCGCTTACCCTTAGCAAGGGCTCGGATTTTGAATAGTTCGCGATCTAGACTACTATAAGTATCAAACTTATATTTGGTGGCCACATTACTATGTACTCCAGCTGACGTGACCTTTTTTCTAATGCGTTTCTTACCCAAAAAATCTTATCCTTTTCTTGTTAACAGCGGATTTATCTCCGCATTTAAAGAATATATGATATTTGTGATTAAATGTCAACAACTGTTTTAGCAAACCCTAAATTGAAACTTGACTTACTGCCTTATTTGATGTAGTATGCATACATAGAAAGAGAGGTAATCATGAGTACTGAACTACAACTACTTATCAAACTACATAAGATGTACGCGGCCGGAAATCTAGCATCAGAATTTGATAAGAAAACCAATAAAATGGTTAACTCGTCTGAGCTAGAAAGCATTATGTCAGAAGTGCGACTTGTTATTCCAAAAGAACTATCCGGTGAACAGGCAGCCGTTGCTATGCGTGAATTGTCCCCAGAAATACGAGACTCTTCAATTGAAGAATCTGGTTCTACGGTTGTTGATTTGCGAAAAGACTTTCTAGTACGTATGTCAGAGAACGGCGGTGCGCTAGGCCTTACAAAACAACTAGTAGCTGCTGTTGCAGCTGGTGATACCACGGAAGCAATGCGCATCACAATGAATATGGTAGATCTAGTTAATCATAGTGAGGCTCAGTAATGTTTTCAACTTTTTCTTTGCCTAACCTAACTAATAAGGAGATTGAAGCCATGATTGAACCTAAGTATGACCTTCTAGTTTTTATTGGCCGCTTTCAGCCTTTTCACAATGAGCATAAGCGCGTTATTGAAACCGCACTTACACAGGCGAAGCACGTTCTAGTGCTTGTAGGCAGTTCGGGTAAGGCTCGTACTGTGCGAAATCCTTTTACATTCCAAGAGCGTAGCGATATGATCTTTGAGGCTTTCAGCCCTTGGGATCGAGCACGTATGCGTGTCAAGCCGCTGCGGGACAAGACCTACAATGACTCTGCTTGGCTCAAGCAGGTGCAGGATACTGTGACGCAGACTGCAATCGCTCTTAACAATTCTAGCAGCATGAATCTCGCTGGCACTGGCCGAGTGGGCCTCATTGGTGCATCTAAGGATAACAGCTCGTACTACCTCAAGCTGTTTCCTCAGTGGGAATCTGTAAATGTTCCTATTGAGTACACGGTAAACGCTACAGAGATTCGTGAAAGCTTCTTTGAAGATGAAGAAGTCACTATGGCTGCCGACCTTCCTCGGAATGTTGTCGAATTCCTAGAGGCGTTCTCAGAGACTCCCGAGTGCGAAACGCTTCGTCGTGAGTACTGGTTCGTTCTGGACTACAAGAAGCAGTGGGCAATGGCTCCTTATCCTGTGAAGCACCTCACTGTAGATGCAGTGGTTGAGCAATCAGGTCATATTCTGCTAGTAAAGCGTCGCTCGGAACCCGGCAAGGGCCTGTGGGCACTTCCTGGTGGGCATCTAGAAATGGATGAAACGCTGCAAGACGGCGTAATTCGAGAACTGCGAGAAGAGACTGGAATCAAGGTTCCAGTGCCTGTTCTTAAGGGTTCGGTTCACGCAACTCACATGTTCGACGATCCTTATCGTTCGAATATTGGTCGTGTCGTAACTTTCGCAAGCTACATCAAGCTCATGGATGATACTTCACTGCCGAAGGTAAAGGGCGCTGACGATGCTGAAAAGGCACGTTGGGTTCCTATTAGTGAGATTGCCGAGGACAAGTTGTTCGACGACCACTACCACATCATTCAGTATTTTCTGGGACTGTGATTAAAAGTCTTGATTTTCATGGCAAATTTTAGTATAACTAAGGTTCAAGGATAGACCTGAACCCAATTTAATAGAGGAGTTCTACTAATGAAAACTTCAATCTTACTTAATGCCGATAGTTATAAATTTTCGCAGTTCAATCAGTACCCCGAAGGCACTGAGTACATTTACAGCTACATCGAAAGCCGTGGCGGCAAGTATGATGAAACTGTGTTCTTTGGACTTCAGGCCTTCATCAAGGAGTATCTTACTCAGCCCATTACTTGGGACGACATTGATGAAGCAGAAGCCATCATTCTAGCACATGGTGAGCCTTTCAACCGTGAAGGTTGGGAGTACATTCTCAACGAACATGACGGCTATCTGCCCGTAGAAATTAAGGCTGTACCAGAGGGCACTGTTGTACCCGTTTATAACGTGCTGGTTTCGATCATCAATACCGACCCGAAGTGCTACTGGCTGACTTCGTTTCTTGAGACTGCATTGCTTCGTGCGGTGTGGTATCCTACCACTGTGGCTACCAACAGCCGCGAAATTAAGAAGGTAATTCTTGATGCTCTTGAACGTACAGGCACTCCCGGTGACATTGCCTTTAAGCTTCACGATTTTGGCGCTCGTGGCGTTAGCAGTCTTGAGTCTGCTGGCATTGGTGGTGCTGCTCATCTTGTCAATTTCATGGGTACTGACACGGTAGAAGCTCTACTCTTTGCTCGGCGTTATTATGGGGCTGATATGGCTGGTTTCAGTGTACCATCTATGGAGCATAGTACTGTAACAAGTTGGGGACGTAAAGGCGAAGTTGATTCTTACCGCAACATGGTCAAGAAGAATGGCAAACCAGGTGGTATCGTTTCTGCTGTTTCTGACAGCTATGACATCTACGAAGCTTGCCGTATGTGGGGCACTGAGCTAAAGCAGGACATTATTGACTCTGGCGCAACTTTAGTAGTACGTCCAGATAGTGGTCATCCTGCAACCGTAGTATTTGATTGCATGTGCATTCTTGCAGATCACTTTGGTTATACTACCAATGAGAAGGGCTACGATGTTCTCAATAACGTTCGTATTCTTCAGGGTGACGGCATCAACATCGAAAGCATCAAGGAAATCCTTGAACTTCTAGAGGCTAATGATTTTAGTGCTGATAACGTAGTGTTCGGTCAGGGTGGCGCATTGCTTCAGATTGTCAACCGCGACGACCAGAAGTTCGCTATGAAGGCTAGTGCTATTCGTGTCAATGGTGAATGGAGGGACGTTTTCAAAGACCCAATTACCGATCCCGGTAAACGCTCTAAAAAAGGTCGTCTCAAGCTGATCCAGGGTAGCACTGGTAGCTACACTACGTGGAACATTTATGACTCGTGGAATTGGCCAGACGTTCTTCAGACTATATTCATTGAAGGTGATACTCCAATGCCTCAAACTTTTGAGGAAATTCGTGAACGAGCTAAGTTGTAAGAAGAAATGTAAACTAGATACCCACACCCAGATTTGTTCTGGGTGTGGGCGAACAATTCAGGAGATTATAAATGCAGGAAACACCAGCACTAGACCAACTACAAACGAAAACTTCAAATGGACAAGTCAACTTCCCAAATCTAGAGACCCGAGCGGAGAAGCTTCAACGGAAGCGGAAGCGTCGGGAGATGGAATACAAGTCGACGGGCCAGCATCTAGTGATGGCTAATATTTCCGTGAAGCATCAGGACTACGGAATGTCTCCAGCGGAGCATCTTTGTGCTAAAACTGAGAGACTTGTATGACCTGCCTTGACTGTGAAGAGCCAGCAGTTTGGATTAGGCATACACAATTTGCTGGATCACATCCTTTTTGTGATAAACATGCAAAAGAAGAAGAAGATTTTGGAGTCTCAGACTCTTACGAGGTTTGGAAAAATATTTCTTGACTTTTGATGTAACTTTTGTTATATCAGATATATAGTCGCTGACAGCCGACAATAAAAGCGGAAAGACCAGGGTTTGACTCCCTGCATCTCCACCATCTATACACTAAGTGGTTCGAGTCCACGGGCAAGACTAGGCAGAAAAACGGAGCGTAGT